AGTTAGTGGTTCAGTAGATGCTAATATCACAAATTCATCTTTAAATGTTGAAGTCGGCAATTTTCCACCAGTTCAACCAGTTTCTGGAACAATAGAAATTGATAATTTTCCTGCTAGTCAAACAGTAAATGGTTCAGTAGACGCAAATATAACGAATACATCTATTCCTATTACAAATACAAATTTAGATAATCTTCAATTTGATAATGTTAATAACCTTAAAGTTATTGTTGAAAATGCTTCTGTTCATACTACAGTCGATAATTTTCCATCAAATCAAGATGTAAATATTACAAATTCATATATTAATATAGGTAATCTACCATCTACCCAAAATGTTAATATTAGTGATATTACTACAAGTTCCACATTGGGTGTATCGGATAGTGTTAGTCAAGGATATTTGGCTACTGTTATAACTGATTTAAATAAATTTAATTTTGATAGTGGTAATAATCTTGATATTAATATTAATAATATTTCATCAAGTGGGACATTAAATGTATCTGATGCTACAACTCACTCAAATTTATCAACTGTTATAACTGATTTAAATAAATTTACTTTCGATAGTGGTAATAATCTTGATATTAATTTAAATAGCCTTAATAGCGCATTTATTCAAAATGGGGGATTAAAAGCATATATTTTAAATGCATCTATACCTATTACTAACAGTGCATTAAGCACTATGGTTTTTACTGGTCCAGGTAATCTTAATGTTGTAGATGCAAATAACACATATACAGGTGGTGCACTTAATACAACAGATGCTACTACACATACAACACTCACAAATATCTATAATTGTGTAAATACTCGAGGTTCAGGTATATTTATTCAAGGTTCTATTGATGCTGGTGGTTATACTAGCGCTATTTATTTAGGAAATTCACCTGTTAAGTGCCTAACTATATATGGTATAACATCAGACCCTACTGTATTAACTGTATTATTTAGTCAAGACGGAACCACTTATTACCGCTCACAATATTCATATACCCTTACTGCTGCTGATAATTTTGGTTTTGCCTTAAATGCTTGTCCTAAATATATACGATTACAATCATCTCAAGCAATTACAGTATTACAGGCATATTTAGATTATTCTTAAAATTATAATTAATTAAATTGAATTGACGCAAACTTAAAATTAAAATGAAATTACATTTTAATTTTTTTGCCTCAGAAAAAAGTTATCTTTTATTATGACTTTAAGAAGCGGGGACTATTTGATACATATAGACTGAATAGTATGAATTTGTATCATAAGATATTGTAGTATCGCTTTGTTTTGCTATTGCTTGTATTATATAATTTAAATAATAATTTGCTGTCATTGAAAATTGAAATAATACTGGTATATTTTGATATGCTCCACCTGTAATATTCATAGTATAACTAGCTAATACAGCACTACTATCTGTATCAACTAACTGCAAAACTAATTCGTCATTTTGCGATATTTGCATATTAAAAATACAATTTGCATATGTTTGTAAGTAAGGAACCAAATTATATTGATTTTGTTTTGTATAAATTGTTAAATTTTGGGCTGGGTCAGGTGATGTTCCTTGAACTCCTATATCTGAATTTATAAAACGAGACTGTCCATCTGCTAACGGAACCCATTTTAAACCTAATTGACCATTTGAAGTTAATGCTTTATTTACTCCACCTGTATCACCATTTAAATTTATTGTAAAATTATTATTTCCACCTGATTGATTATTTAATTTCAATTGATTTTGTGTTTCATCATACTCTAATAATTGGTTACCTTTCATAGTAGAACCATCTGGTGAATATACAATTGAATTTGCTGAAGCGTCAAAACCATTTAGATTTACTTTACCAAGGTATAAACCTTCTGTATTATTTGTAAGAGATACTGAACCTACTAAACTCATTATATAATAATAATAGATATTTATATTATATAATATTATAATGACCATTGATATTATTTCGTTATCAATAGCTGTAGGTGCTGTTATTGTTGCTATAACTACACACATAAAATTCTCAAAATGTTGGGGTTTTGAAATGACAACAAGAACACCACCTAATAGTCCGTATATAGTTGAAACTCAACCATTACTGCAAGATACACCCGCTATATTACAACCATCAGAACCTCTAGATATTACAAATAAAAGAAAACCATTTATTAAAAACTATTTATAATATATAAAAATTAATTCTTACTTAAAATTAATTCTTTTAGGGCTTTAACTTCGCCTAATAGACTTAAATACATTTCTTCAGTAAATTTTTGTTTTTGTAGATTTTCATCTGCTTTTCGTTTTTCATATGTTTCAAGTCCTTTCATATGTCTTGAGGTCTTTTCATGGATTGCTTTATTAAATGTCTTATATTTACCTCCACAATATTCACATACATTATCTTTATTTTTTTTATCTAAATACTCCTTCATATAGTGTCTCATATATTGTTTATCATGTCTACCTATCTTTTTTATATCTTCCTCTTTAACTGTATATTCGTCTTCAGAATTCATATATTATATGTTTTTATATTTATTTTATAATAATTATTATTTATATCATTTTATATATTTATTTATTTATTTATTATAAATTATGTATTTGTCATTAAATTTTATAAATTGTCATAAAAATTGTCATTTTGTCATAAGTTTTTAAAGGTTTTTAAGTTTTGTCATTAATTTTGTCATTTTTATGTTTAATTTAAAAAAAGGATATATAGATAGATATTTAAAGATTTATTTAATTAGAAATTATTATAAATATAATACTATATATATATAATAATAATATAACAATGACAAAATGACAAAATTTATAAAATATTTTACAAGATTTATAATGAAAACCTATATATAATTTTAGATGTTCCATATATAGGGAATATATAGAATTTATTTTGTCATTTTTAGTAAATGTCATCATTTTGTATACATATATACTTTTTATAAATTAATAATATGACAAATGACAAAAACCAAAAATAAAATGACAATTTTGTCATATAAAATTATAAGTTTAAATATAATTTAAATATAAATTAATTTAAAAAATAAAAAATATTATAATAATATATAGAAATGGTTTTTTTTACAGAAAGAGTAAATTTAGAAGTTGCTAAAATGTTAAAAGAATTGTCATTAAAACAATTACAAGAATTATATAATGCATCAAAAAATAAAAGAAGTGATATAGATGGTGAAGAAACTGACTTTAAAACAGAACAAACAAAATTAATAAATTATTGTAATTCAGTTTTAGAAAGTGAAAATAATTATAAAATAGAATATGGATATGTTGCAGGAAAGAACTTTGGACGATTACAATCTAAACAAATATCATTACAAAGAATATTTAATGGATTTAGAGGATTATTATGTGATGATATAACTTATGATTTAGATATGAAAAATGCTCATCCAGTTATATTAAAATATCTATGTAATAAGCATGATATTAAATATTTATATTTAGATAAATATATTAAAAATAGAGAAGAATGGATAAATGAATTAATGATAGAACTAAAAATTGAAAGACCAGATGCAAAAGCATTATTATTAAAAAGTATTAATAAAGAAACAGAAACAATATATTATGGTAAAAAAAAGATTAAATGTAAAAACTTTTTAAATTTTGATAATGAAACAAAAGAGATACAAAAAAGTATTTGGGATTTATATAAAGATGAATTATATAAATATGTAAAAAATGAAGATAATCAAAAAGGTAAATTAATGAATTTAGTATTATGTAAATATGAAGATGAATTTTTAGAAGAAGCAATGAAATTTTTACAAAATAAAAAGATTGAAATAGCAACTCCAATGTTTGATGGTTGTATGATTTATAAATCAGATTTTGATGTAGAAAAAATAGTAGAAGAACTAAATGACAAATTTAAAAATATTGATGATATGAAAGTAAATATGGAATGGACTACTAAACCTCATAATTTAGAATTAAAAGAATTACTTTATAGTTTTAACATAAAAAAAGTAGATAGATATACTGGTGAAAATATAATTGAAATAGCAAATCACATGTTAAAAACAATTTTAAAAGATAAACTAAAAAAGGATAAAGAGAATATTTATTTGATGACAAAAGATAAAATTATAATGAATGAAAAAGCAATAGATATGGAGTTATACTGTTTAATTTCAGACCAAGAATATTTAATAGAGGAAGAGATAAAGACAAAAGATGGAATAGATATAACATATAAAAAAGCATCAAAAATACATAGATATATTAGTGAAATTATAATTGCATTAAAAGCAAGATGTGAAACAGATAGTAATTTTAAAGAAACTATATGGAATAGAACATTAAATAGATTATATTTTAAAAATGGTTATTATGATTTTAAAGATAAAAAGTTTGTAGAAGGAGAATATAATGATACATTTATAAAGATAAATACAGAATTAGATATAAAATCAAAAGAAAAATGTAGAAAGGATTTATTAGAAAAAGTATTATATCCAGTATTTTCTGTAGATGATATAGAAAAAGATAAAAATCAATATCAATTAATGAAATATTTTATGTATAGAATATCTAGAATATTAGGTGGTCATATAGAAGATAAATTATGGGTTCTATTACAAGGTTTAAGAAATTGCGGAAAAGGTGTTTTAAGTGATATATTAAAAAAAGCATTTGATGGATATATTAGAACAACAAACGCTGGAAATTTCATATTAAAAACATCTACACAAGATGCATCAAAATCTCAATCTTGGATATTAGACTATCAATTTGTTAGATTAGCAATAACTCAAGAAATTTCATTAGAAGAAAAACAGTATATAGATGGTAATATGATTAAAAAGTTTTGTAGTGGTGGTGATTATATTGATGCTCGTAAAAATCATAAGGATGAAGTAGAATTTAAAATTCAATCATCATTAATGATATGTTGTAATGATTTTGATAAAGTAAAACCAAGTGATGCTATGGAATTATGTAATGAATTTCAAATGAAATCAAAATTTATAGATGATACTTTTGATAATTCTTTAAAGTTAGAAGGATATAAATATTATACAAAAGATAATAATTTAAAAACTGAATTTTTATCAAGAAAAGATATTATAAATGAATTTATATTGCTTATTATAGAAGCATATAATACACATGTAGAATATCCAAAAGACATATTACAAGAAAATAAAGATAATGATGAAGATGATGATTATAATAAACTATTCAATTTATTTGAATTTACAACATCAAAAGATGATTTTATTTCAAATGAGACATTAAAAGATATTATAAAAGAGAATAAGATACCATTTACAATAAAGAAATGTAAAATGTTATTAAAAACAAAAGGAGCTGAAGAACATAGAAAATCATCAGATAGAGGTATATGTTATCTCAAAACAAAATAAATTAAAATTGTTTATAAATTTTTATATTAAATTGCTTTTCCATATCTTTTATACTTTCATCTAAACTTTTCTTATTCCATAACAAGCCTTTACTCCATGCTCCACTAGTTTTTAAATCATTCCAGTCTTCATTTGTATGACGTCTTTCATATGCTAATTTTCTATATTTATCATTATGAGTTTCATAAGAATTATATCTACTATCCCCAAAATGTTTTGTATTCATTCTTCCAGTTTCATCATTTAAAAATTTAACAGCATACTTTTTATATGGTTTATTACTTTCATATAAATAAAATTTATCCATATATATAATAAATAGATATATTAAAATTCCAAATATAATATATATATGTTATCACTAAAAGATGGAACTAAAATTGCTATGATTGACAAAAAAAAAGATAAATGTATCTATATAAAAGATGACAACAAAGACAAACCTGCTGAAATAGAAACAACACCACAAAAAAAATATGAATTATTTAAATCATATATTGAAAAGGATAAAAAGCTAATGCGTTCACAATTAGACAATCTATTAAATGCTTATAAATCAAATCAAAAACCAGATGACAAACTATCTCGTAAATATGAAGAGGCAGAAAAGTTTGTTAATACATCATTAAAGCATTATTTAGATTTTTCAGATAAAACAGAATTAACACCTATAATGCCTAAATGGTATACTCTTTTTGTAAGTGGAACAACAGGTTCAGGAAAATCATATTATATAGCTGATTTAATAAAATATAATAAACCAAAATTTATATTTATAATGAGCCCAGTAAAAGATGACCCAGCATATAAATCTATGAAACCAGAACCTGTATATTTAGATTTAGACCAATATTTTGATGAATATAATAAATTTTTTGAAATAGAAGATTTACCCCCTGAAAGTATTGTTATCCTTGATGATATAGATACAGATGCAAAAAAAGCAAAACCATATCAAGAAATTAAAACTCAATTATTAGAAAGAGGAAGACATTTGAATATATCTACAATATGCGTATCTCATGACCCATTAGGAGGAAACGTAAAACACGCAAAAGCACAAGTGAGAGAAAGTCATTATTATGTGTTATTTCCAAAAGCAAATAAAGCACATTGTGAGAACTTTATAAAAAGATATATAACGAAAGACAATGAAATTATGGATAGAATGCTAAATGTAGATACAAGAGGACTTTTAGTAAAAAAAACATATCCATCATATTATCTAGGAAATCATACTGTTGGAATTATAAATTAAATATAAATATATAATTATAAAATCTCTATTATAATTATATATGACAGATTTCACATCAAAGAATAATGTTTACTACGATATGAATGTATATAATCCTACATCTGTACCAGTTAAAGCACAAATTGATAATAAATTGCTTTTCCCTTTATTAAATAGAGCAGATGATTATTCAGTATCTCTTGCTAAAGCAAAAGTACCCCTTGATAGTATACCATTAACAAGAGATAACTTACCTCTTAAATTATATCAATTAGGTTTAAAAATAGGAACAACTGAAGAATTAGCATATGTTAGACAAGTAAATGCTAATCAGGATAATTTTGTATGGAATTGCCCTAAAGGTTCTACAACAATTACAAAATATAAATATTCATCAACTGGAACACTTATACAAGTATCTCAGCAAAATTTACAGCTATTAGTTCCAAATATTTATAACTTTGTTGTTGATGATTTTCAAAATTATTTTATTGTTGGCTCTGATACACTTTCAGAAATACCAAATAAAGTTTATGTTGTAGATGAGCAAAATATAGTATTACAAACTTTAGATTTTGTTCATGTAAAGCATATTTATATTGACCGAGGTCAAAATTTATATGTATGTGATGAAGCACCAACTCCAACAGTTTATATTTATAGTATGTTAAATGGAATAGGAACTGTTAATATAACACAAAAAACAACATTAACAACAAACAAAGCAGGTAATCCTCTTGTAAATTTATTATTTTGTGTAGCAGATAATGAAATAATAGTAGGTTATAATCAAAACACAATAACTTTATATAATGAACAATATCAACCACAAACAGATATACAAGAAGCAGCAATTAAACAATTACAAAATTTAGCAAATATAAATGCTACAGCAGATACATATGTTCTTGCTAATTCAAATGAAATAGATGATGCCATTTTTGGTGTTCAAAATCAAATGGTATATGATGTTAATAATAATGTTCAATTAACAACTGGAAATATAGCATCACCATATTGTATACAATCATCACCAAGTCGAGGTTATGCAGTTGGAATAGATGGGTATACATATACTACACCTTACCCAATTACATCACCGCCAGCAAGATTTTCTTCAGTAAATACAACAACAACAATTCATGCGGGTTGTCTATGGTCAGCACAAAAAACATCACAATTATATGCTTTAGGAACTACATATTTATATTATGCTAGAGATTTTAATTGTCCCCCAAATATTATACCTACAAATACTTGGACAGATGTCGGTGAATTTCAATTGCCAAATTCTATAACTCCTATTAATGTTGATATTCAATCATCTACAAATAAAGTTTTTGTAGTAGGTAGTGATAATAATTTATATGTATCTCAAAATCCAATTGCACAAGTAGAATTAATATTTAATAATGTTGGGGCTGGATGGTCTACAAATTCATTAACTTGGGGATTAAGACAATGGGATGGGTTAGGAAATCAACAAAATTCTTTATTAAATAATTTTTCAGTATGGAATAATAATGTCATATCTATGTTTAAACAAGGAACTCGATACTTTGTTGCTTTTGTAAATGGCACAACACCAACATTAAATACATACAGTATTGTTGATTATAGTTTAATATCTACAAATCCAAATTTAGATACAAATTTTATTGGTATGACCAATTTATATTCAATAGGAGCATTTGCTTATCAAAATAATTCTCAGGATATAATTATTAGAAATATTTCAACTTATGCAGTTATGTATTCAATAAATGTAGGTTATACAGTTGGCACAATTTGTGAATTAGATGCCACTCATATAGCAGTATGTGAAAGTGGTATAGATGGAAATATTTATATATATAATCTTCAAACTCTAACCTTAATTAATACTATTTTATTACCTAATAGTGTATGTGATATCGCAATTAATCAAGGAGATGAATTTGTATATCTTACAATGTTTGCCGTTGTTCAAACACAACAAAATAACGAAGCATTAGGACAACAAATTTATAAAATTACATTTACAGATAATACTTATACAAATGTAGATACACAAAATGTAATCTATACAACAACAAGAAGTATAGCACAAATAAATTTTCATAAAAATATGAAAGACTTATTATTTATAGAAGGAGATTATAATCAATCGACACTTATATTTAATAATGTAAATTTTAAATCATTAATGGAAACTGGCGGATATTCTGTAAATAATATAATTACTGCTTCTATGCCAAATAAAAATTTTATGTCTGCTGGTTGGATTCCTAACAAATATTTTGTATATATGTCTCAATCTACATCAGAGACATATAAATGGACACAAGTATCATCAAATATTCCATTAAAATCTGTATCAGTATCACGTTCAAATCAAAATAAACTATATGGTTTAAGTTCAACAAATTCTAAAATTTATATTGGTAACTATTTGAATAATGCTATTACATTTACACAATTTACAGAATTTACACAGACATATGATTATTTATCAAATACAATCAATACAGACCCAACAATTCAATCAACATTATATCTTTATGGTACAACTTCACAAAATCTAATTACAACTTTAGAATTAAATGATGAATGTGGTGCTATAGCTAAAAATGATGTAGCAAATCAATATGTAATATCATATAAACTAAATAATAAAATACAAGCATTAAATGCTGAAACATTAGTATCTCAGTTTACATCACCATTAACTGGTTCATATAGAATATTTACAAAGAATGGCTCAGATATAGATGCAGGGAAAGTAGATATATATAATATGTCGGTTTTAATTGATGGTATTAATAATGCTTTTATAGAAGCAACAACAAAAATTAATCAAGCATTAGGTTCTGGAACAATAGCAACAGCTCCATCAATATCATTAAATTATCAAACAGGATTATGTACTTTAACATATCCTTCTGTTTTAGCTCAATCTGCTAATGGTATACTTTTTAATCAATCATTACTAAATATAGTATACTATGTATCAACATTAGACCAACAATCAGGACTATACTTATTATCTCTAAACCCTCAGGCGGAAACAATAACCCAAAATGTAAAGACAATTAACAAGTTCAATCAATTAGATAAAATTCTATTCCGTTCTAATACAATATATGTTATTGGTGCCTATTTTGGTCTCAATGATAGTAATAATATCTTTTTTGATATAGATTGTCCTACAACTGATTGGATTGAGAATTTAGACCAAACATTATATTTTCAACCAAACTTTTTAAGAACATACTTTTTACGGTCAAATCTTGCATTAGATAATATACAAATACAACTTTATTATCAATATAAGAATGGAAATGCTTATGAATTATATATAAATAATGGCGAAAATATAACTGTTAAATTACAATTTATTTCTAAAGTATAACGAATTATTAAAATGATATAAAATATATTATTTTAAATTATAAAAAATAAAATCTATGATATAATTATATAATGAGTTCTAATAGAGAAGATATACAGCTTGTTCTTGACAATCGAGTCAATGTTAGTAAAACAACACACGCACTTGTAAAAGTATCAGGTAATAATGTTAACTATTTTGAAGTTCTTAGTGATAGTGCTGGTCCATATAATGGCATTATTAACTTTAATAGTATAATTACTCCATCTCTTGCTTCAACAGTAATTAGTCGTAATCCCCGTATCCGTTATACTGTTCAAATTACAGTTGATGAAACCCAAGGTGTTGCTTTTCCAGCTCCTAATTATTATCCAGTATTTCCTAATAATGTTCTTAATAGTGCAGTTGTTGCTAATACTGTTCTTCGCGCTTTTTGCCTGCAGAGTATTTGTTCAACTTTGAGCCTAACCATTAATGGGGCTACGACAACCCTTAACTCTCGTATGATGCTTGACTGGATACAACGTCGTCTAGATAAACATTGGGTAATGAACCAAGCAACTGAATGCCCTTGCCAACCTGATAATCTTGCTGCTCTTGTTGTTGATGGTAATCAAACTCCAGCACTTGCATCGGGTGCTGGTAGTCTAGTTTCACTCACTGTAAATGATGCTGGTGCTATTACAGACGTAAATGGTGTCGCAGTTGCTGCTGGCACTTATACAGCATCAGTTGCTGAATCAAATCAAAATCAATTGTCGCACGCAAATCAAGTCCTTTCTCGTTATGAGAATTCTCTTGGTGCTAATCGCGCATCATTTAAACCTATATCTATCACTCCAACATATGAAGTAACAGCCCCAGGTACTTCAAATGCTCGCGTTATTGTATTCGAGATTTCTGAACCTCTCATAATTTCACCATTCACAACTTATGATAATGAGACATTCCTTGCTAATATCAATACTATGTCAATGGTTTTTAACCTTCAAAATAATAAAGATATGCTTGTATCCGCATTATCAAATTTTGAATTTCCAGCCCCAATAGGATATAATCCAGGATATAATCCAGCATGTATTACAGATACAAATTTTAAAATTTCAGATGCTCGTCTTGAATGGGAGTATATCCAAGTTCCTCAAGACCTTGTCACAATTCCCCCAGTTGTTTCATATCCATATGAGAACTTAATCTATTTCAATAAACAATTTTCAGCAGTAAATGGAGGTAATAATATGAGTGGTATTAACTCTGATACAATTCGTTTTTCAGCTCAACCTGATTTAATTGCTATCTATGCCCGTCAACCTATGAATAACAGAGACGCATCAACTTCTAGTAGAACTGGTATAACAGACACATTTTTTGGTATTGGTCAATGGTCATCTGGTTCCTCATTAGCTGGTGTAAGTTTTAATTACGGGGTAAAATCTGGACTTCTTGCCTCAGCTTCTGCTAAAACTCTTTTCCGTATCTCTAAACGTAATGGCTGGAAAGGTTCATGGAACGATTGGTGCAATGGTCAAGCAGTTCTACTTCTTTCACCAACCCTTGATTTAGGGCTCGATTTACAGGCAGGCGATGTTCTTCCGGGTGAGGCTGCTGCTAACCAAAACTTCCAATGTAATATGGTTTTTAACGACCAACCATTCCGATATGCTGGTTGCTCTCAAGGACAATATAACATCGAACTTATGGTTTGTCCAGTATATCGCGGTGTTGTTAACATTACTCCAAATAGTGCCCTCTTTAATCTTGGAGAACTTTCTCACTCTGAAGTTCAACAAGCCCTTCAAACTCAACCAAAAGATGGTCGTATGATTAGTGATGAAGTTGTTAAACCAACTGTTCAAGGAGGTTCTCTTTTTGGCACTCTTAAATCTCTTGTAGGTTCAACTGCTAATGCTCTTAAATCTGACCTCGGTCAGAAAGCCCTTGGGTATGTTGCAGGTATGGCAGGTAAAGGTTATCGAAAATAAATAAATAGCATTTAATGCATCTATAATTTATTAAAATATAATGATATAATATATATTATTATATGGACAAAAAATATATAAAAGCCCCATTTGCAAGAATTGGTGGCAAACATTTTCAAAAAAAAGATGTATTAAAACAATTTCCAAAACTTGGAACATATGATATATATGTAGAACCATTTATGGGTGCAGGGAATATTTTATTAAATGCACCTATTAAAAAAATAATGATAGGGGCTGATACTGATACCAATATAATAAATTTTTTTAATGATATTAAAAAAGTAAATCAAGAACAAATTAATAAATTAAATTTTAAAGCAAGTAAAAAAAAATTTGATGAAATAAAAAATAGAATTAAAAATAAAAATTATTCAAAGACACCAATAGAACGAATATATGATTATTTATATATTATATATAATTCATATGGGGCACAAGGTATAACGTATGATAGGAAAAATAGGCATTCGACTGGTATTACATTCAAAAAAAATTTTAATGTATTAAAAGATAAATTAAAGGATTTTAAAATAATAAAATCAGATTTTAAAGATACAATAAATAAATATGATAGTCCGACAACATTCTTTTATTTAGACCCTCCATATTATGATACAACCACATCTGGTTATGAAACTGGTAATATAAATCATGAGGAACTTGCAGAATTATTAAGAAATATTAAAGGTAAATTTTTATTAACTCATAATGATACTCCATTTATTAGAAAATTATACAAAGGATTTAAAATAAAAAAATATAAATCTATACAATCAATTGGTAAAGATGCGGGCGCAAACATTGTGGATGAAATATTTATTAAAAATTATTAATAAAATAAATATATAAATTATATAATATATATGAGTAATATACAAGAATTTTATGAATTAAGAAAAGATTTACAAAAATTATTAGGAAAATTAACAAATATAATAATTGATTTAGAATATAATAATGATATAATAAAAATAAATCCTCCAAATATTATTTTAAATAATTCATCAGATAGTTCAGATAGTTCAGATAGTTCAGATAGTTCATATAGTTCAGATAGTTTAGATAGCACAATTGAAAATTCAGAGGATGATGAAATAGCATCTAATATTAAATATGCTATAAATACAATTAATTCAGATTTAAAATTAAAATAAATAAAATAAATATATTATAATAATATATATAATGGTTAGTTCATATGCTATGTTTGTTAAAGAACATATTCATCAATTTAAACATCTACCTGCTAAACAGAGAATGAAAGCAGTAGCAGAATTATATCATAAACAAAAAAGTGGTGCTTCTCATATGCCTACTAAAAAAGGTAAAGGTCGTCCTAAAAAAGGAGGTGCTATGCGCAAATCATCTGGAGATTATGCAGAATTATCAAGGGGTCATATTATTGACCCTGATGCTTTACGAGAAGAAAAAGAAAAAGAATTTAGAAAATACGGCGCAACTAATACAACTGATTATTTAATAAAACGTCAAAGAAATTTTCCAAAAAAAAAGGGGGGTGCAATGACTGCAGGGAGCCTGCTAGGAGATGTGATTCCATTCGGCAATTTGCTGGGTTTAGGTTTTGATGAAAAACCTAAAAAGGGTCGAGGGCGGCCATCTAAAAAAGGAGGAGCTATGACTGCTGCTGGATTAGATAATAAAGGTGGTTCAATCCTTGGCGATATAGTTCCATTTGGTCATATGTTAGGTTTAGGTCTTGATGAAAAACATAAAAAAGGTCGAGGTCGTCCTAAAAAAGGAGGTGCTATGACTGCTGCAGGATTAAATCCATATGCTCATGTACAATCTCCATTAATGAATGGTAGTGGTGGAAGTTTTGGAGATTGGTTTTTTAAAGGTCTAACTGCACCATTCGCACTTGCTTCTAAAATACCACTACCTGGGCTTCAACAAATAGGAGAGGCAGGTACAAAAGCATTTAATGCCATAGGAGCACCAACATTATTTTAAAATAATAATATAATATTAATATATATTATATTATGAGTGGTATTCAAAAACTAGTAGAATATTTTAGAAAGCAAGATTTAACAGGAGATGATATATATAAATTAATTCATAAAAATCCTGTTCCATATTCACAATTAAATAAATATAAATCATTAAAAGAATTATTAGGAAAAGAAGGTTATGTTGTTATATTATATGAGGTATCAAGAAATTCTGGTCACTGGGTCTGTCTAGTTGAGCAAGATAATGGCAAATCAGTTTATTTTCAAGATAGTTATGGATATCCTCCAGATGCCCCAATAACTCATGGACTAGTACCATATGATAAAGCACATTTTCCATTATATCTAAGTCAACTAATACAAAATGACCCTAGACCATTTGATTATAATAAAAAAGACTTTCAATCTAAAAATCCAAACACTGGAGATTGTGGAAGATGGGCAACATTGAAATGTTTATTAAAAGATATACCAAATGATAAATTTAGACATCTATTTTTTAATAATCAAGATAGATATTTATCACCTGATAATTTAGTTGTATTATTAACATTACAAGGATTAAATAATATATTAGATTTTTATACAGACCCAAAGAATACTTTAGATACTAGATAAAACCGAAAAAGAAACAATAAAAAAGATAGTATCAAAATAAAAATTAATAATTTTGAATAAGTAATCCAGTTTTATAAAAAAATTCATCGCCTAAATCAACGATATTAATTAAACAATCATCTTTAACACAATTTAATAATCCTTTACATATAAAACTTGGTAGAGGTTTATATGTATGATTTTTTATCCTAATAAATTCATTAATAATTTCTATTGATATGCTATAAAATTTCGATATTAATAATTCTTGTTTTAAAAGATATGAATGTTTAGTCATTGACCTTTGTTCTTTATTTGATATAGAATAAGTATATAACATGTAATTATATTCTCTAGCTTCTTGTTCAATCATAAAATAATAGTCATCTTTTAATTTTTTAATAAAATTTTCCATTTACTATATAATAAATATAGAAAAAAAAATAATTTCTATATAATTAATAAGAAAAAAATTTTAAAAACAACCAAAACGTTTTTTCTTTTTAGGTTTTTACATGGATTATTAAATTAATTTATCTACTAATTCATTTATTGAAAATGTTTTTATAACTTTTCCAGTATCTTCATTATAAAATGTTATATAATCAGGTTTTTGATTTTTAATTTTATTCGTTTGATTAATATCAAATATCATAGTATGAACCTTTTTATCTTTATATATATCATCAAATTCTTTTGATTGGTTCATTAATTGTTTTTTTACTCTTTCTCTTTCTTCTCTCTTATGTTGTTTTATTTTTTGCTGTCCTCCCATATATAATAATAGAATATATTATTATTATATATTATTTATATATATTATAAAAATATTCTTTGTTTAAGAATATTAATTTTATTATTTAAATTGTTTCTATCATTACATTTTAGTTTTAAGAATTCATTTAATAATTTACTTTGTAAACAAAATATTAATTGTTCATCATCTTCATCAAAGTCTCCAAAAAAATATTTTAGGTCATATGCTGAAACAAAATTATTAATATGACTTTCTATTTCTGATATTCTCATATCTTTAATTTTAAAATTATTAAAATATTCAATTATATTATTATTCATAAGTTTATATATTATTTATATATT